GGTCACTTGACCTATTCAGAGCGTACAAAGCACTTCGACACGGACGACTTCCCAAGATCTCGAGTCTTACGGCTCGGAATCTGAAGAAGCTTGTCCGTGAACGTAGAGTAGAGCGTAGGTTGGCCAATTATTGGCTTTCCTATTGGTATGGTTTTAAACCATTAGCCAGCGATGCTTACGGCTTGTACGAACTTATGTCCGAACAAGCCTTAAAAACGTTGCTAGTTCATGGCCGAGGCCGTTCCTTTGTTGGTCACTCAGGACAATTTGAATATGTCCGACAGAGTTCTCAACTTGCTCCTGGTCTATCGTTCAACGATAGCTCGAGTATTGTCCATCAAACCCACCTTACGGGCAGGTGCGATAACAATACTCTAGCCCGTAATCTTAATCGAATAGGAATGCTCAACCCCGTAAGCCTAGCTTGGGAGTTGATACCATTCTCTTTCGTTATAGATTGGGCTGTTCCGGTTGGTCAAGTTTTAACCAACCTATCAGCTACCGCTGGCTTAACTTTTGTTGGAGGCAGCAGCACTGTTCGTTATGAGCGTGAGCTCACGACGACCATTGCTCCCGGTTGGCAGATACCTGGTCCCACTCAAGGGGCCATGTCTCACCTCTGGGGGTTTGGGATGCAACGTACGAAACTCTCAAAGTTTCCGCGTGGTTTATCCCTTTACAGCAAGCCTTTCTTCACTGGGGCCAGTCGTTTCGCAACGATTGCGTCTCTTTTATCTAACCTAACTCAAGGTTTGTGACACGGATTGTCCGCGTCGCCTTGTGTCAACAAGAAAGTACCTCTATGCCATCCATGGCAAATGTGGTCCTTACGGACCGCGCCGCTACTCCCGTAAATCACACTTTCACCCCTCAAGGGAGCGAAGGTGACTCTGGAGGTCGGTATGCGAAAGCTGCTGCGTCGTCACTTGGTGATTACGTATTCAAAATCAATCCTCGATCGACCCCTGGGGGTCGAAGGAAGATTGATCTCCAGCTTTCGCTTCCGGTTCTTGTTACGGAAACCATCAATGGAGTCAACTCGTACGCCGTTGCCCGCACGTCGCGGGCTTCGGTTACGTTTGATTTTCCACCTGATGCTACCTTGCAAGAAAGGAAGGACATTGTAGGCATGATGTACACTGCATTGGCAACTGCCACTTCGCAGTGTGATAGTGTCCTCACGGTTGGCGAGAATGTCTGGTAAAGATGTAGCCTTAGCCGGCTACTTCATTCTGGGCATTCTAGCCTTCCTTTTGATGTTCTTCTTACTGACTGCGCTTGACGGCGCTACAGTACGGATAGGAGCTTCCCATGACTGGAAAACTCTACAGGAGCCTACGCCGACGTCCACTGTTGGACCAGAACGTAGAACTCCCAACCGACTATACCTCGATAATAAAGATTTGGCTTGATAGCCTTATCTCTTCTCCAAAGAATGATTACTTAAAAAGTAATATCTTTGAAAAGTTTGTTGACGCATCTACTGTTCCCTCGCATGTGCGTAGGGAAGCAGCCATAAATAAGTGGCTGTTCAATGAGACAGTGAACGCTGAAACAAACTTACGACTCTCAACCACACCTTACGATACGGTTCTTTTACCGTCTGTCAGGTTTGGCGAGTTTGTTGAGAAGACTCGAAGTATAATATCTCAGGTCATCGGCGATCTTCCTACTGATATGAGCCTTGGCTCATTCAGTGGTGGAGCGTCGACGAGCAGGAGTCGTACTAACAGCTTTGCGGCTGGAAAGTACGTCGGTAAAGCACATATTACACGTGCTTGTCTGAACATGTTTGAGCTCTCAGACTACCCAGTCTGGTCGCTTACATCACCAATGTCTCTTGACGTTGTTGATGGTGCAAATATGTTCACCGTCCCGAAGAACGCACTCATTGACCGTGTGGCTTGTAAAGAGCCAGATATCAATATGTACCTTCACAA